CATCATAGGGTCATAAGGTACAGTTGTTATACGGTTACCTTCTTGTGCTTCACGTATCTCGTTAGAGTATATAGCACCATCTACAGCAGCCTTACAATCACCTTCCCAGATGTTTGCATAGTCAGGGTTAGTCTTCTCGCTATGTAATCTTTCTATCTCTAATACTTCAGGAAACCAAGGATTGTCAGTATAGTTTACCTTTACAACCTTAGCGTTATCCGGTGCTTCTACTACAAAACGTTTATATGTATCGTCTGTATCTATATTAGGGTTAAATGATACCCAAATCTCTGAATTAGGTTTACGTATAGTAGGAATGAGTATATCCCACGATTTTTTGGAAACCGTCTGAGCTTCCTCTACCCATACAACATCACAACCTTCAAAAGACTTTATAGACTCAACAGTATTAGTAGCAAGACCGGTAAAGCTAAATGTACTACCGTTAATACCTCTAATCTCAGCTTCAAGAACTTCATAGAAAGCTCCTAGACCTAAAGACTGTATCTGGTCATTAAGTAATGTATGTACTGACTGCTTGATAGACTTTTGTATTTCACGTGCACATAAGACACGTGTTGGCTCATTAGCTGCTTTTATAAGCAATGCCCTTGCCATAGACCATGACTTACCTGAACCTCTACCACCGTATGCTACTTTGTAACGGTGTGGCTCAAATAAGAAGTCTAGCTTACTCGGAAACTTGGCTATCGTCTGGCTTGACAAAAGTAATTCCAATTCCTAATGGTAGTTCTGAACCATCTGGTCCACTTAATTCAGTTTGTGTAGGTAGTATCTTAGCGTATATGTTATAGAAGTTATTAGGGTTATCTATAGCCCATTGCTTCATGTGTTCTACGCCACCTATGCCATCAAATACAGCTATGACGTTTTCTTTTACTGTAGATGATAACTTATTAGGCACTCCAGCTTTTCTACCTGAACCTTCTCTTTTACCGCCACGAGTCTCAGTTTTTGATAAATCTTCTACTTTTTCAAAGTTTTCGTTATTTTCCATTGTTTTGCAACTCCTTATAGGTTGGTTGCCCTCTATTGTCTATTGTCTTGTAATAATCCTGTACCTAATGGCACGCCAACACCTACTCCAAACATTTGGTTACCAAATTTGTTAAATAAACTTGCTCTTTCTTCTGGTGTAGCATATTCGTATATATCTTTAATGCCAGAGCTTTCTAAAATACCTTTAGCTTGTGGGCTTAAGTCTTTAGGTACAATTGCACCTTTAAACTCACCAATGTCTACTGCTCTTTGTGGTTTTATTTCAAAGTAACCTGTTGGCATAGACTTTAAGCTATCTAAATATGCTGAAATATCTGCTTTTAAATTCTTTGGTGCGTCTTTATAATAGTCATCTAATATACTATAGCTTCTTGTTTCTGCTATGTCTAGTATAGCATTGTCAGCATCAAATGATGGGTTTACTTCTCTTAGTCTTTTAGTTAAGTCAAAGTAAGCATCATTAAACTTTTCTTTAATTGGTGTAAAGTCGCTTTCGCTTAATATCTTATCTCTGCTGCCTTTAATTTCTGTTAGGTTTTTAAACTTAGGTGTTACTAATGCCCTTACATTACCTACACCATAATTCCAACCTTCTGTACTAGCTCCACCCTTCATTTCTTTTACAACATTTTCTAATGTTACTGGAGCATATCTTCTGTTACCTGATGGTGTATATCCTTTAAATATTCTTTCTTTAATATTTACACCTTCTTCTGGTAATTTACTTTCAAAGTTCATTAACCAGTTTTCATATTCTTTTCTATTGGCACTTCTTAATTCATTTAGCGTTGCGTCAAATTTATAAGGGTTTTCAATATTGGTTGGCAACATTCCTTTTTCATCTAAGAATTTTGCAACAAATAAATTGTTATATTCTCTATCTTTGTATTCATCAATCAGATTACTAAAATCTCTTTCGGCATTAGGAACTTTATTTAGTGTATCGCCTAACACACCTTTTAAGTTTTGTTGGCTTTTATAATCAATATTATAATCAATACCAGGAGAACGCTTTGTATAAGCATCTGACCTAAATACTGGATTTTTAGCAGATGGTATAGCCATTTCTTTAGAGCCAATTAAAGATATATCTCCAAAACCAGATAATGGTTCTGACACTTTACTAATGGCTAATGATGGTACAGGCATACCGCCTAGTTTGTTTGCTGCAACAAGTTTTTCTGGTGTAAGATTATGTTGAACAATAAGTTCTTCACCTGCTCTAACGCCTGGAACATATTGTGACAATAGTCCTTTACTTACATCACCAACTGGCTTGACAGAACCAACTAAACCTAAAGCAAGGTCAGTCATATCTTGAGTAGTATTAACAGGCTTAGGTGTATTTAAGTTTTTCCATAAACCTTGTGGGTCACCACGTAATAAATATGATAATGGTGCATTACCTTGTTGAATATAGTTGTTAAGTAAACGGTCTAGTGGCGACAGGGTAGCTTGGTCTTGCTGGCTTGCCCATGTATTTAATAATGCCATTATAACTCGCTTTCTTGTCCGTTTCCTTTTAGAGGATATATCATTCGTTTGTAGCAGTCCCACCATTCTTGACTATAGTCTGTATTCTGATAGTCTTTAAAGCATGGTGTGCCTAATGTGTGATGCACTAACTTAGCATCTGGGTTGTATTCGTATTCTGTTTCTAGCCAGTTCCATGTTTCGTCTAGCTTACCTACTTGCTCTTCAGGATACTTGAGCCATTCAAATCTGTGTAGGTATTTACCTGTTTGTTCTTGAATAAACCTAGGCGTTAGCTGACGGTTTAACCAATGTCCACAGTTCCATAACATAACGCTTGACCAGTTCTTTTTAGGATAGTCTTCGTTCTTTGCACCTAGATACTTTACAGGATGCTTTGTTTGGTAATGATGCTTGACTACCTTGATTGCTTCGTCTGTATCAAAATTAGCTAGTATCTCTGCTATATCTGTTCTGCATATCATATCGCCATCTACGAATAGTGCGATACCTTTAAAGTTATTTAGATATGGCACTAGAAAGCGTGAGTAGATAAATGCGTTACTACCGTCTGTATGTGTTTCTTTGTAATCTTTTAAAGTGTTTAATGCTAATGGTGTAAAACTTACCGGTATAGATGACTTCTCTATAACTGATTGACAAAAGTTATGATAAGCAATTGGTTCTACCTTGCCATCATATCCTACATATATATCTAGTTTTACCATTACTTCTTTTTATTGCGTGAGCTAATATTCTTTGCCTTTGCTTTTGCATCTGCTTTACTAGATGCTCCCCATGCTTTTAGGGATAGTAATAATCTTGTTGGTTCACCGTTAGGTTTGCGTTCTGGTCCTGGCATATTACCCATACGAGCTAAAAATGATGCACGTCTAGGATTATCACCTGACTTTACTGGTGCTTTTAAATTGCCACCTGTTTCTTTGTTGTAAGAGGCACGACCCTTAGCGTTTAAACCGCCTTTAGGGTTCTTACCTGCTTTCTTTTGCCAAGCTGCACTCATTTCTTTTTCTTAGCTGTCTTTGCTGATTGTTTAAATGCCATAGCAGTAGGTGCACCTTTAGAACCTACCTTACGCATCTTCTCACCTGAGCCTGCCTTGATTCTTGCACGTTTATTTGCAATATTACTGTACAAGCCTGGTTTACTTGCCACGCTTAGCTGCCTTTTTCATAGGCTTAGCTGTCATAGCTTTACCTGTTTTTTTTGCGTATGATTTAGCTTCTTTCTTACCCTTTTCGGTGTAAGCAAATTTCATTTTTCCGACCATTGGCATGATTATTTACCTTTCTTTTTAGACATTTTTGCTTCTGATAAAGCGATTGCTATCGCCTGTTTAGGATTTTTCACAACTTTACCACCCTTACCTGAATGTAATGTGCCTTCTTTAAACTCACGCATTACTTTCCCTACTTTCTTCATCTTGCCTGCTTTTGTCTTCGGTGCTGACTTCATGTTGTTTCCTTAATTTAATAAATCTATGGTCATATCTACAGTCATTACATAGCGGATACTCGGTAGAGTCAAAAGGGTCACCGCATTGATTACATATAGTTACTGAGAATGTCATATAAAAGAAAAAGCCCAACCACGGAGAGAGTGCAGTCAGGCTTTTGTGGGATTACGTTATTAACGGACAGGAGTTGTCCAACAAGTAGTATTATAGCATACTTTCATAGTTCTTTGCAACAACATTATGCGTTTATTCGTCTTTCTGCTATTGTCAGCAAGTTATCATATGCCATATCTAATTGCCAATAAAAGGCTAGTGGTGGTTTAGCACCTAAGTATTTAGCATAGATAGCGTCTTGTTGTCCTTGTTCTAAGCTATGCACAATGGCGTGTATTGTACGTACATTAGACATATCCTGGGCAGAGCACATCTCTTCAAACGCTTCTGAAGTTGACTCACCACCGGATGACATGCCTATGCTTTTAGATGGATAATTTAAACGGTGATTATCCGTCTTCATCCATAAAGCCCAATCCTCTAAGATGGACAATAAGCGTTCCATACTAATCATATTGTGTTAGCGTATAAGCTACGCTTTGCCCAAATGTTTCTTGTGTAGTTCTTTGTTGAAGGTTATGTTTAGCATCATCTGCGTTATGACTGA